AGCAGAACAGATTCCTTGGAGCATCTGGAGCATCTAAGGGTGCTTATGCATCTGGTTACTTAAACAGAACATCATCAGCAGGACAATACTAAAAATTCCTGACGTGGACCTACCAGCCCCACGCAGCGTATAAGTCTGGGAGCAAGAGCCAGCCAGTTTCCCCGAACTGAACTGTGGCTTGCGACTAATCAACGAATAGAAAGGGTGGTTGCTATGAGCAACAACATAAACTGGGACGATGAAGATGACGACATCGATGATACAGACACTTACTCAAACGATGGCGGTGACTTGTTAAAGAAGTTACGCAAAGCCAAGCGTGCTGATGAGAAACGTATCAAAGAACTTACAGAGCAACTTGAGGGTTTATCCAAGGTGCAGCGTGAGAGAACCGTCAAAGAAGTCCTAGAAAAAAAGGGCGTCAACGCAAAAGCAGTAAGACTAATCCTTAAGGATTTGGATGACGTTAACGAGGAGTCAGTTAATAATTGGCTCGATGATAACGCAGACTTGTTTGGCTTGCAAGTATCTGACAATGGTCAGAATAAAGAGCAAACAAACATTGACCTTGCGGCGCTACGTCAACAAGACGTAATTACTCAAAATGCTATGACCCCTGAACGAGCACAGGATTTAAATGCAAGACTCGATAACGCACAGAGTGCGGAAGAGTTGATTGCTTTCCTGAACTCACAAAACTAATCATAGTTTCCTAATTCACTTGGAGGTGAAAAAATGGCTAACTCCTACGTATCTACAGGGTCTTCCTCTCTTGGAGGAACCGCTGGTGCAGCAGGTCTAGTCCAGAAGGCGTATGACCGTCTTCTTGAGTTCGCTCTCCGCTCAGAACCCCTAATTCGTTCTGTCGCAGATAAGCGTCCCGCAAAACAATCAATCCCAGGTTCAACAGTTGTTCTACAACGTTATGTTGACCTTTCAGCAGCAACTTCAGCACTCACAGAAGATGCTGACCCAGATGCAGTAGCGATGTCTACACCAACCTCAGTAACTATTACTCTTAACGAGTATGGTAACTCAGTGTTGGTAACTCGTGCACTTGAGTTGTTCTCACTTGCCGATGTAGACCCTGCAATTGCAAACATCATTGCGTTCAACCTTGCAGATTCTATCGACCAGGTTGCAATGAATACACTTCGTCAAGGAACCAACGTAATTTACTCAGGTTCAACAGCAACATCTACTGCGACAATTACTGCAGCAGCAACACTATCTTCAGCAAACATCCGCAAGGCTGTTGCTAAGTTGCGTGCTAACAAGTCTATTGCTCGCAAGGGAAGCCTATACTGGGCTGGTATCCACCCAGAAGTTTCACACGACCTTCGTGCTGAGACAGGCTCTGCAGGATGGCTTCTTCCTAACCAATACGGTTCTGCACAAGACCGCATCTGGGCAGGAGAAATCGGAACATACGAAGGTGCATACTTCGTAGAGTCTGCACGTCTTTACAATGCAACCGATGGTGCTTCTTCAGCACGTAACTACCGCACAATTATTGCTGGACAGCAAGCATTGGCTGAGGCAGTTGCTGAAGAGCCACATGTAGTAATCGGACCAGTAGTTGACAAGTTGATGCGTCATCGCCCAATGGGTTGGTATGGCGTTCTTGGCTTTGCACGCTACCGTGAAGAGGCTCTATATCGAATCGAATCAGGTTCATCAATCGCTTAGTTGATTGACGGGTGGGGCTAGGGAAACCTAGCCTCATCAGTAAGTTCATTAAGGGAGAACAATGGCAGATTACATATTCACAACACCAATAGTCCGAGAAGGACCAATTGGTAGACACCGCTTACATTATTTCTACAAAGACAACAGAGGAATTTCCATTGCTAAAAGCGGTGGAACATACACACAAGTTCGCTATCCAATTGATAGTTCTCTTGATGATTATGATGAGTTTTATCGTGGTGGGTATAACCACACAGTAAATGAAGCAACTAAGGCTGCATTAATTGCAGGCGGAGTTGGAGTAACAGAAGCAAACTTTACAGCAATCTAGGGGGATTGATGGCGTATCACTGGGAAGAACATCCAGAACCATTAGATGATTGTTTTGGATGCAAAGTAATGGGTCTTCAGGTAAATGCTGGAGATGCTAAAAGAGATATTCCAGATAAAAAATGGAATGCAGAACTACAGGCTTATAGAGATGCAAGAGACCAAGGTATGCGTCCAGCAGGAACTACCATGAGAGATGTTCAACAAGCATATGAAGCATCAGAAGTTTTAGGCAAAGCATACAACTCGGAAACTATGCCTAAAGCAGAAAAAATAAACAATAAAGTAGCCGAGGTTATGAAAGAGATAGGACAAGTATAATGCCAAAAGTAGGAAACAAGAAGTTCCCATACACAGCAAAAGGTAAGGCTGCTGCAAAGAAGGCTGCTTACAAGGCAGGAGAAAAGATGGAATCCAAGTCTGAGAAGATGAAGGAAATGAAAAAGGGCATGAAGAAAATGGGTAAGAAGAAGTAATATGGCTACCCGTAGAAGTCCAATCCAAAGAATTGGTGGCTATGTAGGTAACGCATTGCGTGAAGCAAGAGATGTTCCTACTGCAATTGGCACATCACTCGGCGCACAGTTTGATTATCAAAACCGTGGTCCAGCCAATGAAGCAGCAACAAAGCGTGCTGCTATCTCATCTGGCAAAAATCAGGACCGCCAAGTTGTTGAAGCAATCAATGCAATCATTAAGGGGAAGAAGGGCACTTCGTCTGACCAAATTGATAAGAACGGTAAATATGTTAAAGGACGCCAACGTTAATGAAACAGAAGCATCCAGGGTTCAAGAAAGTTGCTGCGGGAATTGCGAAGAAGCAGGGAATCAGCAAGGAGAATGCAAGTGCGATTCTTGCTTCGGCTGCCCGCAAGGCTTCCCCTGCTGCTAAGAAAAAGAATCCTAGACTAAAGAAAGTTAAAGGATAATAATGGACCCACGATTAAAGCGAGCAGGTGTATCAGGTTTTAATAAGCCAAAGCGCACTCCTAATCATCCTAAGAAGTCACACGTTGTTGTGGCTAAAGAAGGTGACAAGGTTAAGACGATTCGTTTTGGTCAACAAGGAGTTACTGGCGATAGACAACCAACTGCACGTCAGCGTTCATTCAAAGCCCGTCATGCAAAAAACATTGCTAAGGGCAAAATGTCAGCAGCATACTGGGCGGACAAAGTAAAGTGGTAGCAAAAAAGAAAACAAAATCCAAAGTAAACGCTGCTGGTAATTATACCAAACCTGGTATGAGAGCGGCATTGTTTAAAAAAATTAAGGCTGGTTCTAAAGGTGGAGACCCAGGAGAATGGTCTGCCCGCAAGGCACAACTACTTGCAGTTCAATACAAAAAAGCAGGCGGGGGTTATAAGTAATGGCACTTGCTAAATCACAGAAGTCTCTTAAAAAATGGACTGAACAAAAATGGAAAACCTCTGATGGAAAACCATCTAAAGGTAAAAAAAGATACTTGCCAGAAGCGGCTTGGAGTGCATTAAGTCCTGCAGAAAAGGCTGCAACCAATAAGGCTAAGGCTGAAGGCAATGCAAAAGGTAAGCAGTTTGTTAAACAACCTAAATTAATTGCTAAAAAAACAGCAAAATACAGAAAGAAGTAATTATGGCACTAGGTAAAGCAGGTAGTAGTCTTACGGCAGAACTTAATCGTCTTGCTGGCACAACTGGTTTAGACGAACAAGGTGCTGCTAATGCTTGGGCTGGCACTACTGGACTTGCAACTGTAGGTGCTCTTAATATTAAAGCCGAGGCTGCTCGAACTAGAGATAAATTTAAAGACATTGATGGTATCTGCAATGAACTTGCTTCGACTACTGGATTAGCAGCCCCTGCTGCGTTACGGAGTATAAACGCCTAATGACTACATTTGCCAATATGATTGATGAGGTTTTAATTAACCTATCTGGATATACATTTTCTCAAGACCGCTCTACTTATTTGTCTGCTCCAGTAACAACAACAGTATCTACTGGTTCTTCTCCAACAGTTCTTTCATTACCAACTACAGATAATCTTGGTAAAGGTGTAATTGAAATTGATGAAGAATTGTTATATGTAGATAGTTATGACCGTGTATCCAATACAGCAACAATTGCTCCTTATGGTCGTGGATTTTATGGAACTACTCCAGCCACCCATGCTGCTGATGCACGAGTAATAATTAGCCCAACTTTTCCAAGATATGTAGTTAAGCGTGCTATTAATGATACCATTCGTGCACTAGGCGCAAATTTGTATGCTGTTAAAACAACCACTTTTACATTTAATGCAGCAGTATCTACTTATGCATTTGCTAATCTAGATATTAGTAATATTCTTTACGTAACTTGGCAAAGTATTGGTCCAACAAAAGAATGGATTCCAATACGTAGATGGGATTTTGATGCTAGTGCTAATCCAGAAGCATTTGGATATACAACTGGAACAGATTTAGTTCAAACAATTACTTTAGGCGAAGCCCCTATTGCTGGTCGCACAGTAAAAGTTGTATACGCTACAAACCCAATACCATTTACAACCAACTCAGATGTCTACGCAACAACAACTGGTCTACCAGAATCTACTCGTGACGTAGTAGTTCTTGGCGCTTCATATCGTTTGCTTACATATCTTGACCCAGCCCGTGCTTCACAGACAAGTCCTCAGGCTGATGAAACAGATAGCAAACGTCCATACGGTGCTTCTTCAACTGCAACTAAGCAACTATATGCTTTATATAATCAGCGTCTTCAAGAAGAACACAAGTCACAGCAAACGAATTACCCTGCTCGAGTTCACTTCTCCCGCCGATAGGAACCTAAATGACAACACGCAAATACTCATCCCGCTCTCAACAAACAACGCTGTCAGCGGCTCTTACATCATCAGCAACAAGCGCTACTGTTGTTTCTGGCTCAGGCTTGCTAGGTGGTGTAACCATCTCTGCTGGCGAAATATTTACAGTAGTTATTGACCCAGATACAGCACTTGAAGAAATTGTAGATGTTAGTGCTATAAGCACTAACACATTAACAATTGTTCGTGGCATTGATGGCTCTACTGGTCAAGCCCATTCTGCTGGCGCAGTTGTCCGCCACATGGCTATTGGTCGTGACTATCGTGAAGCAAATACTCATATTATTTCATCTACTGGTGTTCATGGAATTGCATCTACAAGTTCAGTAGTTGGAACTACTGATACACAAACTCTTTCTAATAAAACTTTAGTATCACCAACTGTTACTGGAACTCCAGGTGTTGGCACAAGTATTGTTTTTGAGGGTGCTACTGAAGATGCCTATGAAACCACATTGACAGTTGTAGACCCAACTGCAGACAGAACTATTACTCTTCCTAACGTAACTGGAACTGTTGCTATTCTTGATGCAACTCAAACATTTACAAATAAAACTTTAACAAGTCCAATAATTTCAGGCAGCCCAGTTATTACTGGTCTTTCATCTGCTGGCATGAGCGCTTCTTCTGCAGCGCCTAAGGATTATGTAGATTCAATTCTTGGCTCAGCAACAGCAGCAAGCACATCTGCTACAAGCGCTGCTACTTCTGCTACTAGTGCAGCAACTAGTGCATCTAGTGCTGCAACCAGCGCAACAAGTTCAGCCACATCAGCAACTGCTTCTGCTACTAGTGCTACAGCATCGGCAACATCTGCAACTGCATCGGCAAGTTCTGCTTCTGCTGCAGCAACTAGCGCTACAAGCGCTGCTACTTCTGCTACATCTGCTGCTGCCAGCGCAACTGCTGCTGCCACATCCGCTACCAGCGCTGCTGCAAGTGCAACAACTGCTGCTAACTCAGTAGCATCAATTGCAACCTATGCATCTGATGCCTTAACATCTGCTAACTCTGCAGCAACATCAGCAAGTTCTGCAGCAACATCGGCTTCTAGTGCTGCTACATCTGCAAGCACAATGGCTGCAAGCGTAACTGCAGCAGCAACTAGTGCTTCATCTGCTGCTACTTCTGCATCATCCGCAGCCACATCTGCTACATCATCTGCAAATAGTGCTACCGCTTCGGCTACTTCCGCTACTGCGTCTGCTACTTCTGCTACTGCATCAGCCACAAGTGCTACTGCATCTGCTACTTCGGCAACAGCCTCAGCAACTTCGGCTACTGCTTCAGCAACCTCTGCATCAGCAGCGGCAACTAGCGCAAGTTCTGCAGCCACTTCTGCAAGTTCGGCTGCAACATCTGCATCATCTGCAGCAGCAAGTGCTTCAGATACAGCAACAATTTACGATAATTTTGATGATAGATATCTTGGCGCAAAATCAACTGCTCCATCAGTAGATAATGATGGCAATACACTTCTTGTAGGTGCTTTGTATTTTAACTCTACAGGTGGAGTTATGTCTGTATGGTCTGGAAGTTCGTGGACTGCTATCAACGCTGCAAGTTCTTACTCAGCACCTACTCTTGGTTCAACTATTATTCCTTCTGGAACAACGGTTGGAACTATTGCTGATTTAACACTTACTGCACCAACATTAACTGGAACAGTAACTGCAAGTGGAGATATAAATTTGTCTGCAGTAAATGGTCCAGGAAGTTTAATTGACGAACTAACCCTGCTTCTTATGGAAGCAATCTAAGAAAGGTAGTAACTAATGGCTACAACAACCAAGGCTATTGCTCGTACAGCAGCAGCCACATCAAGTACAACCCTATACACGGTGCCAACTACAACAACTATAACTGTTGTATCAAACATTGTGTTGGCTAACGCAGCAACATCCGCCTCAACAGCAACCATTGCTTTTGATGGCGTAACGATTGTTCCTGCTGTATCTATCCCTGCTAACTCTGTAGTTGGCTTTGATATGAAGCAAGTTATTCCTGCCAACGCAACACCTAAGGTAATTACTGGCTTTGCATCTACAACTGCTGTGTCAATTCACATCAGTGGAGTGGAGATTTCCTAATGGCATTTAATCAATTTCCTCAAAAGGGTGGCATCCCGTCAGGTACTACCGCTGCTCGCCCAGCAAGTCCTGTAACTGGCGATACTTATTATGATGGAACTCTTGGCTTTCTTTTAATTTGGGAAGGCACACAATGGATTCCATGTTCAGCCCCTGCTGCTCAACCAACCCTTACAATTACTGATGTTGGAAGTGGCATGGCTTATGGAACAGTTAAAGCATCTGTTGCATTTACCGAAGGTGCTACTGGCGGTAAGGCTGCTGGATTTACTGCTACCCAAAGTAGTCAAAGTGTAACCTCTACATCTAGCCCTATTGTTTTAACTATTACTGGTAACCCAGGTAGTTATTCTTTTACTGGAACAGCATATAATGGTTTTGGAACAAGTCCTGCTGCTGAAACCGTGACTCAAAGTTTAACTTCTGTTCCACAAGCACCAACTATTGGAACAGCAACTGCTGCATCTGCATCAATATCATTAACATTTACAGCAGGTAATAATGGCGGTAGTGCAATTACTAACTACCAATGGTCAACTGATGGAACTACCTATACTGCATTAAGCCCTGCATCTACAACATCACCAGTAACAATTCCTGGATTAACTAATGGAACTGCTTACACGGTAAGATTAAAAGCAGTTAATGCAAATGGCGCAAGTGCTGCATCAGGTGCATCTAACTCTGCAACTCCAACCGCTACATTTCTTTTAGAATATTTAGTTGTAGCAGGTGGTGGTGGTGGAAACTGCAATCCATCTAACAATGCCGCTGGTGCAGGTGGTGCTGGTGGATATAGAACAAATATTGGCAGCGGTGCAACTCAAACACCTGCAACATTTGACATAGTTGTAGGTAGCGGTGGTGCTGGTAGCACTACTGGTGCATCTATTGCTGGTAAAGGTGGAGATTCTAGATTTGGTACAATTTATTCAACTGGCGGAGGTGGCGGTGCTTACGAAGGTCTAGCAGGTGCTACTGGTGGCAGTGGTGGTGGTTCTGCAAACACTACTGGTGGTGCTGGTAACCAAGGTGGATACTCTCCAGTAGAAGGTTATGGTGCTGGTACTTCTTCTGGCGATGGTGGAAATGGTGGCGGTGGCGCTGGTGGCGCATCACCAAATGCTACATCCCAATTTACAAATGGCGCTGGTGGTGTTGGTTCAAACTCTTGCTCAGCATGGGCAACTATAACTTCATCAGGAGTTAGTGGTTACTTTGCTGGTGGTGGCGGAGGCGGTTCTTACAACGCAGGCAACAACACAGGAACTGGTGGCGCAGGTGGCGGTGGAGATGGTAAATCTCGTGCAGGCGCAGGCGGTTCTGGTACAGCAAACACTGGTGGCGGAGGTGGCGCTGCAGGAGGAACTGGTGGACCAGGAACTGGTGGTAATGGTGGAAGCGGTATTGTAATTATCAAATACCCAAGCAGCCTAAGCCCTACTTTTAGCGGTGTAACTCAAACTACTTATACAGATAGCGGATTTAAATATTCAAAAATTACCGCAGGAACAGGAACGGTGACTTTCTCATAATGGCACACTACGCATTTTTAGATACCAACAACATTGTAACTGATGTATTTGTTGGAATAGACGAAACCGAAACCATTGAAGGATTAGACCCTGAAACTTGGTACGGTAATTTTAAAGGTCAAACTTGTAAGCGTACATCTTACAACGCTAGGGTAAATGGATTTAGAAAAAATTATGCACAAGAAGGTGGACAATACCTTGCAAAATATGATGCATTTGTTTTTCCACAACCATACCCATCTTGGAAATTAAACTATACAACTTTCCAATGGGAAGCCCCAGTTGCCAGACCAAGTATCACTGAAAGTGAATCATTGGTTTGGTCTGAACCAAATAAAGAGTGGATTAAAATACCAATCCTAAATGCTTAAATAAGCATTACACCTGAGCATGTGTTTAAACTGCTCAACTAATTAAACATAAAGGGGATTAATATGATTAAAAAAAATGAAACAGTATCTATTGGTTGGTGCGATAATGGCATGACTGATGGAAAATTTACTGAAGGATTGCTTGCAGTAGTATTGGCTGGACCAGGACTTGGTATGCCAATATCTACATCTATTAGAGTTCAAGGCAATCAAATTGCTAGGCAAAGGCAAGCATTACTAGACCATTGGTATGACAAAACCCAAACTGATTGGTTGTTATGGGTAGATTCTGATGTAGTTATTAATGCAGATATATGGAAACTACTGCACGATACAGCAGATAGTGAGACTCATCCTATGGTAAGCGGTATTTATTTTATTTCTAAAAATACAGATGGCAGTTTGCCAATCCCAATGCCTGTTATTTTTGATGATGTTGATGAATATACTGTTAAGTATCACCATCCATTACCAGTAAATGAAGTGCTTAAGATTGATATGGCTGGCATGGGTTTAGTAATTATGCATCGTAGTGTAGTAACTAAACTACGTGAAAAGTATGGCACTGAAGTTTCATTTTTTGCAGAAAATGACCAGAAGAACGACAAATTTGTAGGCGAAGATATTTCATTCTTCCGCAAATGTAAAGCCCTTGAGATACCTCTATATGCACACACTGGTGCTATTGCTAAACATATGAAAACTACTACATGGGACTATGACTACTACTCATTGTATTGGTCAATGCAGTTATTAAAAGAACAAATAAAGGACAAACAAGCACAAGGAGAATAAATGGCAAGAGATATTACCGAAGGTCGTGGTGATTCTACTGGTAATGCTAGAGCAATTGCCGTTGACATTGGTGTTGTTTCATCATCTGCTATCTGGCAAAACACAGATGTTTCCTACGATGTTGCATTAAATGGTGTCCCATTTATCTATGCCATTAATGACAATCGTCCATATATCCGTCAGACTGCACCCTTTAAGAAAGAACAGTTTGATAGCCAACAGGAACCAGGTGAACAATCACTTACTGGTTGGTGGATTCGTAGTCAATCTTCCTTTCATAAAGGAACTGGTATTAAATTTTATGACCCAACATCTGGCGAAATTGTGCTTAATCGTTTTGCCGACAGCAAAGGCGTAGATGTATTTACTAAAGGACAGGTAACCTTACTTAATGAAGTAACACCTAGCCATATAACTACAGCCCCTATTGATTCCAACGGTCGTGCATTCCAACAGATTCGTTCTATTCGTTGGAGTGATACTGATGGTGTATTACTGCATGATGGTTATGATGTAGATAAAATTGATACCGCTGGAACTGAAACACACTTTATTGATTACAATACTGGAGCAGATACTAAAGTATTTGGTATTTGTGATGATGGAACTACGGCATACTGGATTACAAATACATCAACTAAAAAAACTGTATATAAAAAAGCATTAACTGGAAATTCGGCAACTGCAGATACTAAAATGTTTGATGAAATTGGAACAATTTCTAATGCAGTTATGGAGTTTGTAAAAGAACGTATTGTGATGTGTGCTGATAATAAAGTATATGAATTTACAAGTTCAGCAACTGCTTTACCAACAGCACTATATACACATCCAACATCTAGTTATATATTTACAAGCATAACCGCTTCTGGACCAGCAGTATATATTGCTGGATACAATGGCATTCAATCATCTATATTTAAATTTACTTTATCAACTGCGGGTGCTTTGCCTACTTTAACTTCTGCTGTAGTTGCTGCAGAAATGCCAGTAGGAGAAATCATTCATACCATCAAATACTATGGTGGTTATATGGCTATCGGTACTAGCAAGGGTGTCCGTATTGCAGATGTATCTGATACCGATGGCTCAATTAAGTATGGTCCTTTGGTTATTGAAACTACTCAACCAGTTTATGGTTTTGCATGCAGAGATAGATTCATTTGGTGTGCTACATCTGTTGGTGGGGAACCAGGAATTACTCGTATAGACCTTGGGGCGGAACTTGAAAACCTAAGATTTGCCTATGCTAATGACCTCTATTACACAGGAGTAACTGGTCATTCAACTACAGGCGTAGCCTTCCTTGGTAATACAGATACGATTGCTTTTTGCACTGCTGCAAAAACTGAAGTTGCCGTATCTAACAAAGCATTAACTTCAAACGTAGCAACACTTACTACATCTACTGCCCACAATTTATCAGTAGGTGATGTTGTTTGGGTGGCTGGTGTTGATGCTACATTCAATGGTCAATACACAGTAGTTAGTGTGCCAACATCAACAACATTTACATATGCAAAAACTTCAGGCAATGTTTCATCTACTGCTGTATCTCCTACTGGAACAGTGGCTATTGCTGGATATACATATGTTGAAGGCGCAAACTTTATATCATCTGGTTATATAACTACAGGTAATATTCGTTATGGAACTCTTGAACCTAAAAACTTTAAGCGTTTAGTAGGTCGTGGAAACTTTGACTATGGTTCCATGACATTAGAAACAGTTACTGCTGCTGGCACTGAGTATGAAATCCTTGCTTACAGTGCAGATGTAGACCCAATTGAGGTAACAACATCTAGCCCAGAAACTGCACAAGAGTATCTTGCTTATAAGTTCATATTAACAAGAGATGCAACTGATAATACTAAGGGTCCAATCTTTAAGGGCTATCAGGCAAAGGCTACTATTGCTACGCCCCGTCAACGTATGATGCGTTTCCCAGTTTACTGTTTTGATATTGAAACAGATAGATATAATTCTATGTTTGGTTATGAAGGCAGAGCCTTTTCTAAGATTCAAACATTAGAAGACCTAGAACAAAATGGTGACGTAATCACCTGGCAAGATTTAACTACTGGAGAAACTCGACAGGCAGTTATTGAACAAATCACATTCACCCGTATGACTCCACCTGATAAAAGGTTTGATGGTTTTGGAGGAGTACTCGAGATAACTATTAGGACAGTATAAAATGACACTTACCGATTGGGCAGCACTTGCAGTAGCCCTTGTAACTTTAGTAGGCAGTCTTGCAGCAGCAGTGCGGTGGATGGTTAAAAATTATTTACAAGAACTTCGCCCGAACAGTGGCTCAAGTCTGCGAGATTCCATTGATAGATTGGAGCGACAGGTTGAAGAAATTTATCGCATACTTCTTAATCGCAATCAGTCTTAATTTAGTAACGGCTTGTGGCTATCAAGGATGGGTTAGATACCCTTGTCAAGAGTTTGAAAATTGGAAAAAGCCTGAGTGTAATCCTCCTCAATGTTTGCCAACTGGTACTTGTACCAAAGATATTTTACCTGGAGTAATAGATGAACCAAAGAAATAAATTAAGTCCAGAAGAATTACATGCAAGGTTAATTGTAACTATAGGAATTATCCTAGCAATTGTATTTGCTGGCTCTGTATTTGCATTGCTCTATGCGTTGCTATTTATTACACAACCATTAGGAGAACAGGCACCAAACGATGCTGCATTTATTGACCTTGTTAGTACCTTGTGTGTGTTTCTTACTGGTTCTCTTGCTGGCGTACTTGCAGGAAATGGATTGAAGTCTAAGCCAAAAGAAAAAAAAGATGGAGAATAATAAATGAAACCTTTAGTTAATAGAGCCACACCTGCTGCGCTTGCTGTGTTGCGCCAGGCAACAGCATTAAAACCACTTCGCAAGAAAGCCTCAGATGGGTTACTTCCAAGTGCTGCTCACATAAAAGCCAGTCCTAACTCAGACCACAACACAGGGCTTGCCGTTGACCTAACACACGACCCTAAGCAAGGTATTGATTGCGCTGAGATATTTGAGAAGTTAAAGGAAGATGCACGAGTTGAGTATTTAATTTTCCAAGGAAAGATTTGGTCAAAGCCTCGTGCTAAAGAAGGCAACCGTAAGTATACAGGTTCCAACCCACACAATAAACATCTTCATATTTCTATTAAGCCAGAACTATCTAAGGACACAAGCCCTTGGTTTTGGTGGCTTAATCAACCAAAGATTGTTAATCAGGTGGTATCAAAGGTGATGCCAATACCTGCTAAAAAGGCATACAGTGCCGAAGTTTGCACCTGTTGTAGGGTGCATAGCAATACTAAATAAAGGAGCAATAAATGAACCCACAGTTCAAGCAAGCAGCACTATCTTGGTTCCGTGCAGCAGCAGCAGCAGCAGTTGCATTGTATGTAAGCGGAATTACTGACCCTAAGCAACTAGGTGCAGCAGCACTAGCAGGTCTTGCAGGACCACTCCTTAAGTGGTTAGACCCATCAGCCACAGAATTTGGTCGTGGCTCTAACTAAACCCTATTTAAACGGGCCATAAGCCCCATAGAACATAGAAAACCCCCGTCCTGGTCTTCCCCTAACCAGAGCGGGGGCTTTTCTGCTTTATAGGAGGCTACCTATAAACCTTTTAACCCCTCAAGTATATCATCAATCCGTATCAAGTAGCCCTTACTTGGGTTGGGTTGGATGTTGCAAGTAATAGCCCTACCACGTTGGGCAACTACCTTCTTAAGGATTTCTGTAGGTACCAATAGGGTACCACTTTCTATAACAAATGCCCAGTACTCAGCCTTTGTTGAGGATAGACCAGATGCATACCATTCATGATTGTTATGAGACCAACACACAGTCTCTACATATAGGTTGCCAGTATCTTTCCATTTTAAATCTGTCTTTACTTCTATTGTTTTACCGCCAGTAAGTAAGTCACTTACCAATTGCTCACCTTCGTGACCAACAGCAAGGTCTAAATCAAAATCAGATAATTTACTCATCAGCCTACATCATAAACTGATAATGGAACTACCGCTTTAGGTTTTATATTGTGCAACTTTCTATATCCTTCTCTCTGGTTTTCAGTAGTTGC